CAGGAGATCCCAGTGAAAGCTATTGCCCCCCGCCCGACACGTCAACGCAAGCCGCCCCTGCCGATCGTGCAGCGCCCCGCCGACGACACGGGGCCGGAGCGCGAATACGACCCGCGGGAAGTCGACGGCCCGACCCCCGAAACCAACCCACTTTGCCTGAGCACGGCGGCGCAGGAATATCGCGACCACGGGCCGGGCGGCAATTCGCTCCCGGCGTTCTGACCCAACCCCCTACCGAGGATCACAATGATTACCAAGATCACGACCCACGTCGTTTATTGCGACGGCGACACCTGCGACGAATCGTTTGGCGACAACGTGGCCACGTCGGCGGACGTGATCGCCCGGCTGGCCGTCACGGTCGGCAAGTGGCGCGTCCGCGACGGTGAGCACCACTGCCCGCGGTGCGTCGAGCAGGAACTGGACCGACAGGTCGACGCGCTACACTCTGGCCCGCCCCAGGACGAAGGCGACGGCCCTGAGCGAATGCTCGGTTTCGGTATCCGTGTTCACCCGTTCGTGGAAAGCGACTCCATCCGCCACCTATGCGACCACTGCGGGCTGACGCGCACGGCCGCGCGGCACCGATAACCCCCCACCCAACCCCCTACCAAGGATCAAAATGAAAGTCACCTACACCACGCCGACCGGCCGCGTTCAGATCGAAATGGAAGCGCCCACGGTGAAGGACGCGTTCGCCGGCGTCGCCCAGCTCGAAGAGGTTTTCTCCGAGCCGTGCTGCGGCTGCTGTCAGTCCGCCAACATCCGCCCCGAGCTCCGCGAATTCGAGGGCAACAAGTATTACAAGGTCCTTTGCACGGACTGCGGGGCGACGCTCGACCTCGGCCAGTATAAGGACGTGGCCCGCGGGTTGTTCGTCAAGCGCAAGAGCGACGACGGGGCCCCGATGCCCCGCCGCGGGTGGTACGTGTACGGCGGCGAGCCCGAGCCCGCCCCGCCCGCCGGTCACCCGCCCGCCGGCCAGGTCGTCGAGCCGGTCGACTTGCGGCGGGTGCGGGGGTTCCTCTCGTCGAGCCCCGACGCCGCGCGGCTCAACGGGTTCTTTCCCGAGCTGGCGAAGTTGCAGAACGGCACGAAGGCCGCGGCCTGGGCGCTGGTGAAGGAATACGCCGCGTCGCAGCGGTTCACGTTCGACGACGTCGCCCGCAAGTTCAAATAACGTCCCCCGCGGCCGGCACGTCGCCGGCCGCTTTGTTCCTCACCTGCGAAACGACCGGAGAAAACCATGTCACCCGATTATTACAACGACTATGCGAACCACCCGCACAATCGGCCGCGCGGCCTGAGCGGCGGGATGATGTTCCTGCTGGTCACCGGGCCCCTGCTGATGATGGCCCTGATTACCGTCTGCCTGATGGGGGATCGCCTGACCAACAACTCGACGGCGTACCTGGTCGGGCTCGGCTGGGTCGCCGCCGGGGCGTGGTTCGTCCTGAGCGGCGTCGTGTGCCTGATCCGGATCCTGATCCGAATCCTGAAATGAAAAACAAAACTTGGAAAACCTGGACGACGAAGGAACTCGACGCCCTGGAAGAAATGCGAATGGACGGGCTGAGCACGTCGGCGATCGCCGACGCGCTGGGCCGATCGTTGCCGTCGGTGAAATGCCGGCTGTCCGCCGAGCGGATCTTCAAGCCGCGGGCCCGGCTCGTCTGGCTCGACCTGCTCAGCGGGCCGCACACGATCCGCGGCGTCGCGGCCGCCCTGGGCGTCAGCTATGGGACGGTCAAGCAAACCAAGCGCCGGTTGCGGCGGGCCGGGTTCGCGCTGCCGCCGGCGGATCGGAACTAGATGCCGCAGTCCGGCAAGTGGCGTAGGATGAACGTGGGACATTCAAACCGAGGGAATCATGAATCGTATTGTTTTCGCGGACCGGCTGAAGGCGCTGCGGGCCGAGCTGGCGCTGTCGCAACCCGAGCTGGCCGAGCGGACCGGGATCAAGGTGGGGACGATCCGGCATCTGGAACAGGGGCGACGCGAGCCGAGCTACAGCACGCTGATCCAGCTCGTCGAGGGCCTGGGCGTGTCGCTCGCCGTGTTCGACCGGACGCCGGCGAACGGCCAGGCCGCGGCGAAGGCCCGGAAACGCGGGCCGCGGGTCGGGGGTGCGGCATGAATAAAACCGTCGTCGGGAAGGAAATGCTACCGCACGCCTGCGGACATATGGGCGAATTTCTGATCTTCGACCAGGAGCAATTCCCGAAGCAACGGCGCGCGAAACACGCTCGACTGACCTGCCCGAGTTGTCGCAAGGAACGCGCCGCCAGAATCGAGGCGGAACAACAGGCCGCGTCCGCGAAGCGAAAGGCGGAACGTCAAGCGGCCGACGCCGTGAACCACGCGCACGAGCTGCGGATCGCCGCGGCCCGGCGGCTCGATTACGGGACCGGCAAGACGGACCGCGACGCGAAGGAAGTGCAACGGCTGCCGGCGGAGTGGGAGCTGCTGGTCACCCGGCGAGCGGACGGACAACTGCACGGCTGCCTGACCATCGACGGGGACACGATTTCGGAGGACTGGCGCGGTGGCGGGAGCGTGCGGGCGATGGCGCGATGGCTCGCGATGCGCTGGCTTGAAGAGAAGGGCCCGGCCGCGGCGAAGTAAGGGGGCGGCGGGCCGTACATGGCGCGGCCCGCCGCCCTGGGGGAGGATCGACACGATGCTCGTGGACCTATTCGGCCTGGCCCTGGATCTACCGGAGCGACGGCTGCTCGACGGCCGGCTGCTCTACGTGTACCCGCTCACCTACGGCCGCGCTCGGCTTTGCCTATGCGACGCCGCCGGCGACCAGTTCGCCGCGTACTGATACGACTCCATCGACGCGGCGGTCGCCGCAATGGTCGCATGGGACGGGGCGGGCGAGCCGGCCGGCTGGATGCGCCACCCCGCGACCGGCCGCCGCCGGCCCGACGGCGACGCGGGACGGGAATACGTCGAGCAATGACCGCGGTCAGGTAAACGTGCTGCTCGGCATTTCGTCGAGGATCGACCCGGTCGGCCCGCCGCGCGTGCCCACGTCGAACCGGTTCGGCGCCTTTTCCAGCCACGAAAACAGATAGCGAAAACCGCCGTCAATCAGATGGAACATTTCCTTGTCCTTGATCTTGTCGGTCGGCTCGCCCGTGTCGTCGAGCACGCGGCCGTAATTCTCCAATTCCGCGAGCGTGTATTCCAGGTCGTCGAAAACGCGGATCTGGTCACGGGTGAAGAACGCATACGCCCGTTGAATGCCGACCTCCACGTCCTTCACCGGTGGCTCGCGCACGCTCAGGCCGGCCGCGGAGAATTCCGACCGCCACTGATCTTCGCTTGAGCTGCCGCCGATCGCCGTCGGCAGCCGCGGCTCGCCCTCCATCATCGCCTCGACGTGTTGCTTCGCGGTGCGCCCCACGCGCGGCCAGTATTCGCGGTAGGCGTAGTAGCGCGGCGGCTTGCATGGCTCCTCTGCCCAAAAAACCGCCGCGGTGTTGGCGCCGCCGAAGTCGAGGCCGACGTAGCGCTGCCAGGCGTCGGGGATCGGGAACCGCGGCATGGCGTGCGTGAGCGGTTCGAACACGTCGAAGATCAACCCCGTGGGTCGGTCGAAGAACCCGCGGTACGCACGGTTAAACTTGTATGCGGGCATGTCGCGGCGGGCCCGTTCCCACTCGGCCCGGGGGAAGGTGGGGTTCTCGATCGAGTCGAACTGGATCACGTCAATGTCCGGGTGCCGGCGGCGGGCCTTCTTCCACGGATCGTAAATCTTCCGCTTGAGCCAGCCGAGGCCGTAGACGGTTGTGGTCATGAGCAGGCGGCCAACGGCCAGGGCCAGGCGGCGCATGATCGCCTCGTAAATCTCCAAGGTGAAGTTTGACAGCCCGACCTCGTCGAGCCAGCCGGCCCGGGCCGTGCTCGACTCCCAGCCGCCCGGGGCGTCGGCGGACCGCAGGATCACGCGGGCATACATGGGGTCGTCGGCGCGGTTCGCGAGGAACGTTTCGGTTACCGGGTCGCGGATTTCCAGCACGCGGTCGCCCGCCCAGTAGCGGCCGATCCGGTAGACGTGCTCGAACGTCTCGCGGATGGCGGGGAGCATTTTCAATTTGAACATGTCGTAACTTGCGGTGCCGGCCAGATAGTCGCCCGCGCCGCGGCGGTCGATTTCGCGCTTGAGCCACAAGGGACCGAATGACGTCTTACCGCTCTGGGTGCCGGCGGTCACGGCGATCAGACGCTTGTCGCTACGCCAGGCGCGGGCCTGGCCCGGGTGCAGCCGGGCCTTGACCTTCGCGTCATTGTCCGTCGTCCAGAGACTCACGGGGGACCTCGATAATGACCTCGCGGGCAATCGGGATCGGCGTTTGATTGTCGGGATCGCCGCCGTGCCGGTGCTCGGTCCGCTCGACGTACCCCCGTTCCTTGCCCAGTGTCTTGAGCGTGAAGCAGACCGCCCACGCCTCGCCGGCGATGATCGCCCGCTCCAGCGCGGACTCCGCGTTGTCGAGCCGGGCCTCGCGCACGTCTTGCAGCAGCTCGACCAGCGCCGGCCGGCTTTGAATGTAGCCGTAAACGGACGACCGCGTCACCTTCAGGGCCCGGGCGCAGGCGGCGATATTGCCGGCGAATTTTTCCAGGGCCTGGGCGACGACGGGTTCCGTTAGACGTTTCACGCGCGTTACGCTCCACGGGCCGCGTTTGCGGCGGCCAGGTTGCGCCGGGCCAGCGTGCAACGCGGTGCAGAGTGGTGCAACGCGGTGCAGACGTTACGCCGCGTGCAGCGTGCAGCGTGCAGCGGCCGCCCCTGGGCCAGCGTGCGGCTCGGTCGAACCGTCAATTTAGCGAAAAAAACCCGTGAGCCTAACTCCTTACCGCCCAAGGGCATCCCGGCTTTCCGGCAAAAACCGCCCTTTTTCCGGCTAAAAAGCCTTGTCTTTCACATTCAGCGACGTTAAGATACTGGTGTAGAACGAAACGAACGCAACGAAACGACAAACGGGAGACAGAAATGAACGTGGAACAAATGACCTTCGGAGTTGAGATTGAAACGACCATCCCCGCCGGCACCATTCTGGTCGGGCCGCACAGCCGCGGGGCCGCCATCCCGCAGTTGACCGGCTGGAAAGCCGACAACGACCCGTCCATCCGCGCCACCCGCGGTCACGTCGCCTGCGAATTCGTCTCCCCCGTGTTCACGGGGTCCGCGGGCCTTCAGCAGTTGCTCGCCGATCTGGCCGTGATCAAGGGGATGGGGGCGAAGGTCAACGCGAGCTGCGGGCTCCACGTCCACGTCGGTTTCAACAAAACCGACACGGTCGCCGTCGAGAAGCTCCTGACGCTGGTCGCCAACTTCGAAAAGGCGATTTTCGCCTCGACGGGGAGCAAGAGCCGCGAGACGGGCCGCTGGTGCCACGGGATCAATCGGCACGGCGACGCCGCCCGCGCCGTCCAGGCGAATCGCAACAACCGTTATTACGTCGCGAACCTGAGCAGTTGCAACCCGACGGTGGAGTTCCGGGCCTTCGGCGCGACCCTCAACCCGGTGAAACTGGTCGGGTATATCCGCTTGTGTGTTGGGCTGGTGGAACGGGCCCTGCGGGCCGCGAAGGTGACGAACTGGACCGCTAAGACGCCCGTCGAATCGTCGCCGATCCACCGGGGCGGCGCGGGTGAGACGGCCATGAATCGGCTTTTCTATCAGCTCGGATGGACGAAAGGCCGTCAGAGCCACGTACACGGCAACCTCGCCGGCGAACGGGTGCCGAGCCTGAAAGGGACGAAAAAGGAACTGATGCGGCTCGCCAAGAAATACGATGCGCCGGTGCCGGTGGCGACGACGGGCAACGCGGCCTTTCCGGTCGGCACGCGGGTCACGGTCGAATATCCGGGCGGGTTCGGCTTCCAGCACGGGCAAGAGGGAATGGTCGTTCTTCGCCGTCCCCGTTGCGTGCCGGTCGTGCAGTTCACCAGCGGACGCCGCTACCGGATCCGCTTGCAATATCTGCGGGTCGCCCCGATCGTCGCCCCGGCCGCCCCCGCCCCCTTGGAGTTCTAAGCAGATGGGCCGGGCCGCCCACGCCCGGTTAATGCACCCGCCCCAGCGTGGGGCGGGCGGTCCAAAGTCCGCACGAATAAAGGAAACGAACATGCGCAGCGAATTCAGTCTGAACGCGGCAGCGAAAACGGCGGTCAAGGCGTTCCGCGACGCGAAGCCGTGGCAAGGGTCGATCGAGGAACGGGGCGACAAGTTCGCCGAGCTGCACCGCGGGTTGACCAACGCCTACAACCTGGAAACGATGTTGCTCCGCGACGACAGCGAACCCAACGCGGCGAGCGGCGAGAGCCGGTTCGACCCGGTGAAAAACAAGATCCTGCTCCGCGGCCGGCTGTCGGTGGTCACGTACTTGTTCTGCTTCGCTGCGGCGTGCGGGCTCAGCCGACGCGCGGCGCTTCACCTGGCGCACGCCACGTTCCGCCACTACTTCCCACGATCGTACCGCGGGTGCCGAATGGTGAATGGGATGCTGGTGCGGAACTGAGACGGGCGAACGGGCGCGGGGAACTGACGGGAAAAAACCCGTCATTCCCCGCCCGAAAGCCTTGTCTTTTACAGTCGCTGAGCGTAAGATAGAAGTGTACCCGAAACGACCGATAACCCTCCTGGAGTCTCAGCTATGTGCGGTGTATTCGCCTTTGTGTCGAACGGTGGCAAGATGGACCTGGGCCGCGTCAAGCGGATCGCGGAAGTAACTGAGCAACGCGGCCCGCACGCCTTCGGGTTCGCGTGGGTCGACAGCAAGGGCCGGCTCCACTGCTTCAAGCAAACGGGCCGGATCACGGATTCGCTCGGCCTGCTCGCGATGGCGGCCGACGCGCGGATGCTGATCGGCCACTGCCGCTACGCCACCCACGGCGACTATCGGAGCAACGTCAACAACCACCCGCACCCCGCCGACGGCGGCTGGGTCGTGCACAATGGCACCCTGCCCGAATATCAGCGGGTAATCGACCGCCACGGGCTCGCCCCGGTGACCCACTGCGACTCCGAGGTCCTGGGGTTACTCGTCGAACAGCTCAGCGGCAGCCTCACCACCCGCTGCGCCGAGGCGGTCCGACTCGCCGCGCCGCCGGCGGGCGGGCTGTTCGACCAGTCGCAACCGCTGGTCATGCTCGGGTTGTGGAGCCGCCCGGGCCGGTTGGTCGTGGTCCGTCGGGGGAACCCGCTGCACTTCGGGAAGAACAAAAACGGTCTTTATATCGGGAGTCTCGCGGACGAGCTGCCCGGCAAGCCGCAAGCGATCCGCAACGGCAGCGTCCACACGTTCGGGTATCAGAAGGACGTGGTGTACAACTCACTGGCCGCCGTCTGGAAGCGGGTCGCCGGGTGAGGCCGGGTCGAACGGCCGGCCGTCGGCGTCGAGCGCGAACGTGAAGGCGGCGGGGAACTGGGCCCCGCCGAGGTCGGCCTGAACGATGCAGTCGTCACATTGGAAAACCGGGTAGGTCGTCGTGCCGTCCACCGTCGCCTCGCCGACCTGGCTCAGCGGTCGACCGCAGCGCGGGCATTTTGTAGTCATGGGTCGTATTGTAGTCACTGACATAGGGGGATGCGACATGAAACCGGCGGACCTGAAAGCCTTGCGCGAACGCGAGCAAATGACCCAGCAGGAAATGGCCAACAAGTTGGGCGTGGCGATCGTGACCTACCAGCAGTGGGAGTACGGCCGCCGCAAGATGAACGCCGCGACCCGCCGCCTGATCGAAGTCCTGTTCCCGGAAGGGGGGCGTACGTGAAAGCGCTCTCGGTTCAGCAGCCGTGGGCCTGGGCGATCGTGCACGGCCCCAAGCGGATTGAAAACCGCACCTGGCTGACGTACCACCGCGGCCCGCTCCTGATCCACGCCGGCAAGAACCGGCGCCGCCTGGGCCATTACGGCGTCGGGGAACCCGAGCCGGCGGCCCTCGCGTTCGGCGCCCTGATCGGCACGGTCGAGGTCGTCGATTGTGTGCGGCTCGCCGAGGTCCTGGGGCAGCCGTTCGCGGAGGGCCCGTTCTGCTGGCTCCTACGCAACCCTCAGCCATTCTCGTCACCCATCCCCTACCGTGGAGCGCAGGGCCTGTTCGACGTGCCTGGCCACGTCCTGGCCGCTGCCGCCCCGGCCAGCTCAGATCAGCCCGAAGCGCCTCGCCTCCTCTAATCGCGCCGGCCCCACGTAGCGGAAGCCAGCCGTCAATCGCGTGGTCGCGCGATGGATGGGCCAACCGCCCGTCCGCCCGCTCGTCCTTTTTTTCTCCGACGTGTCTCGGCCCGCCAGTCCCGGCTTGCGCGTCAACAGCCACAGCGGGGACCGCGCCCGGTGGCCGATCATCGACGGGCTCGACGTCGTCGAGGCGTACGCTTTCCCCGTCGCCTGAAACAAGCTCGCCACGTATTCGCTCAGCGCGTTGCCGATCCCCACGCCCTGGAAGTCGGGCAGGCAGACGGTGCGATGCTCGCGCCAATAGTTGGCTTTTCCCATCGCGTGAACGACGGCCGTAAACGCGACCGGCCGCTCGCCCACGAACGCGACGAACGACCGCGACGTCGGGGCAATCGACGTGTCTAAATAGTGATGGTGTTTGAATAGTTGCCAAGACGAACGATGCACGCGGGCAATCGTGAGCCGGATTTTTGGGCGTCGTCGAAGCAACCTCCGGGTGAAGGTCCCGAGCGGCATTTCCAAAACCCAATCCGGTTGCAGCCAGTCGAGGACGTCGAAGTGGCACGTTACGGCGATGAACTGTTTCCCGGCCCGGCGCACGCTCTTGGCGATCGCCGCGCTGCCGACCTGGGCGACGGTGCGATCGACCACCGACGTGAATTCGTCCATCACGCACAGGTCGGGCGACTCGGCCAGGGCGCGGGCCATCGTCGCGCGGAACTGCTCGCCGTTCGACAGGCACGCGAACGGCCGCAGCCACGCCGGCGGCGACGAAAAACCGACCGACGACAACGCGCCCACAATCTCTTTGATCCCCATCTTTGCCGGGAAGGCGTCGACGATCGACTTGTCCGCGGGCCAGTGGTATCCCTCGACCAGGTGATCGGCGAACGCCGAGCGGGCCACGGTCGACTTGCCGCTGCCGGACGGGCCCACGATCAAACCGATGTTCCACGGCTTGCCGTCCTCGATCGGCAAGTCGATTTTCCAGGACTGACTGCTGCGAGTCGTCGGCGGGACGTCGAACAACCCTTCGAGCTGAAGGACCCGCGGCGATCGTTTCACGGCAACCGATCTCACGAGATCAAACTGCGGCACGTCAACCCCTCCTTTGCAAACCGTTTGAGTAAGGTCGCCTGTTGCCGCTCGGTTCGACACTCGACCAGGATGTGGAATTTCTCGTCGAGGTCGCCGGACTGGTCGCCGGCGGACCCGTCGTTGATCGGGTTGGCCTTCGCCAGTTTCTCCAACAGCCGGGTGAGCGGCTCCGAGTCGGTCTGCACCGACTCCAAGAGCGCATTGAGCTTGTCGGCGTCGGCGGTCGCCATCGCGCTCAAGGGGTCCAGCGTGGCGAGGATCTTCGCCTCCTGCTCCTTCGACCACGAGCCGACCAGCACCGGCACCCGCTTCACCCCCTGCTCGACCGCGATCTTCTTACGGGCGTGGCCGTCGATCAGGCGTTTGGTCCGTTCGTTGTAGAGGCACGCGCCGGCCCAGTCGACCTCGGCGACGACGTCGGTCAGGGCCGCGATCTGCGCGTCGGGGTGGACGCGCCAGTTGGCCGGGTTATCGGCCAGCTCCGCGGGCGTTCGCCATTCCAGCCGGAGGGCCGGGCGGCCCGCCCCTTTTTTAGGTGTCGGATTCGCCGGTTCGGTCGGCGGTTTCGGGGGCGGTTTTCGCGGCGACTTGGGGCGGTTTTTCACCGGGGCACGTCCTCACGGTTTTCGAGTCGATCGGCCGTCTCGCGGAGCATCTTGACCATGTCGGCCCGCTGCACGTTGCTCGCGTACTGGGCGATCCCCGGCTCCAGGGTGTCGGTCACCAGGAGCGCGAAGAGGCATTTCCCCTTCGCGCTGGGGCCGGGCGGCAGTGCGTTTTCGAGCCAGGCCGCGATGCCGTTGAAGAACGCCCGCAGCTCCGGTTCGGTCATGTCGCGGATGAGCTTTTTCATTCCTGGCCCTCGGTCACACGCACGCCGAGCAGAGATCCGCCTCGACCCAGTGGCACGGCTCGCCGGTTCGCGCGATGCAACCCGAGCAGTCGGCGTCGGTGCAACGGCACACGCGGCACGCGCGAACCGCGGCCCGCGGGAACTGCCGCACGCGCAGGTCCTCGGGCAGCTCGGCCAGGTCGCCGCCCTTGCGGTCGAGCAGGCGCAGCGTCCGTTCCTCCTCATGCTCGCAGGCGTAGGTCGGATCTTGCTCCATCGTGTACGGACGCGCCCCGGCCTGCTTCATGAAGAACGCCACGCGAGCCGCGGCGCACTGGTCGCGGAGCGAACGCGCCCAGGCCAGGTCGAACGGCCGGGCGCCGGGGCCGCTCTCGCCGCCGACGATCACCCAATCAATTCCCTTTGGGTGAACTCTGACGCCTTTCCAGTGATCCAGCCGGCCCGTGAATGCGTTGAATTTACCCTCTCGTTTGCCGTCAACCCTGGTCAGGTCGACCGGCCCGAGCTGCGGCTCGATCGACAGGAACCGCAGCGCCGCGGGGATCGACAACAGGATCGGGATCCGCTCGTCGGCCCGCTGTTGATCCTCGACCGAGACGCCCAGCCAGACGTTGGGCGGGAAATGCCAGCGTCGGCCGTCGCCTTCGTTTTGGGACACATGCCCCGGCACGCGCTTGCACCACGCATCGTAGACGAAGCGCAGGACGTTCTCAGGCCGCTTTGTCAGCAGCAGCCAGTCGAGGTTCGGCGTGGCGTCGATCGTCTGCCAGAGTAGCGTTCGCACGTCGTTCATCGTGGCCGGCCGTTCCCCCAGGACGAGCGCTGGCGTCGTCTGACCCGCCCTGACGATTGCTCCGCTCTTGTGCCAAAGGACGTCGCCCTTCGCGTTGACCATCGGCCCTTTCCAATCCTCGAACACGTCCGCGAGCGACGCGCAGAACACCCGGCGCCGCTCGCCGGCGGCCGCGGCGTCGCGGGACCACTTGAACGGTTCTTCCCATTTCGATTCGGCCGCGACGCGGCGGGTGCCGTGCGGGCCCCACTGCACCGACTTCCAGCGGTTGGCCCGGGCCTCGGCGTAACAGTTCTGGCAGCCGGGCGACACCTTGGAACATCCTTCCCAGGGATTGAATGTCGAATCGGTCCACTGGATTTTCGATGTTTCGGCCATCGCGTTTCGCTCCTCGGGTTGCTGTTGAACGCCAGCGGGGCGCGGTCCCAACCGCAGGGCGGACACTTCCCACAAGCACCGCCCACCCGCGCCCCGCCGTGGCTCAGGGTGTCGCCTCGGTCTTGCGCCGCGGCCGGCCGCGGGTCGCCGGCGGTTCGGCCTCGTCCTTCGGGTCCTCGTCGCCGTCGTCGTCCTCGTCGTCCTCGTCGTCGCCGTCCGGCAGCGGCCCGATCTTGTCGATCCGCAACTCGCCTTCGCGCGTGGGGAAATGGCTCAGGGTCGATATGTCGATGTCCTTCAGGTTCGCCGTCAGGCCGAACGTGATCCGGCTCGCCGTGACGCCGAACTTCTTAACGTCGAACACGCCGTCGATCTTCGCGTCCTCGGCCTCCATGCCGGGCAGCGCCGTCTGGTCGCCGTTGGCCGTGCCCACCGATCGGCCGATGATCGTTGCCGTCAACCGCCGGCCGCACAGTGAGGCGTCGGCGTCGTCCAGGTCGAGGTTCTCGCGGGCGACCGCGACGCCCAGGCGGGCCGTCGACTCGCCGACGGACAGGCCGCCGAACTTGACGATCAAATTCATTCTTCGCTTCGCCATTGGTCACGGGGTCCTTTCGGGGGTTGGGGTCACATTTGACCAGACTCGAAATAATCCAAGAGGCGTTTCAATTCTTGGGCCATCAGTTGCAGCCATGGCGCGCGACCACGCTCGGCCTCTTCGACGTAGCCTCTAGCCGCGGCGCGGCACGCTTGCAGGTGCGCCGCGTCGTCGGCGAACCCGTCGAGGCGCAGCACGAAGTAGACGGCGCGCGGGTCGGTCGGCTCGCCGTTGGCTTTTGCGACGGTGTACCGTTGGTGCAACCCGTTCGGGTTTTCGCGCTCACTCGGAATCATTCGCCACTCTCCGCAGATTTCGGTTGGGGTTGAAATGGTTTGACTAAAACTGTGGTCCGTCCGGGTCCGTCGATCCGCGAGCCACGCGCTCGTCGTCGCCGTCGAGCGGGTCGGGTGTATCGTCGTCCTCCTTCGCCACTCTCCGCAGGTCGAACACTTGGAAGCCGTCCGCTAGACAATCGGCAATCAGAAGATTGCATTTCTCGCAAACACCCATCGCGCCGCCATAGCCGGAGTGGTGCCAGCGGCCGTCGTCGCCTTCCGTCCACTCTTCGGTATCGGCCCAACAGAGAACGTCGGCGCCGCACTTCGGGCACAGGGCGATCGCGTCGAGGCGCTCGCGCCGCTCACACCCGTCGTCGTCAAAACGGCGGAGCTTCTCCGTCCCGAGTTTCGGCTGGTCGGGCATCGTCGTCCTCCGATCCGTCAAACAGACTCGGGTCACCGGGCAACTCGCGGATCGACACCTCGACCGAGCCCTCGCCGAACGGCGTCTGCCGGCAGATTTCGAGCTGGTCGATCTGGCTGTCGTTCTTGTATGCGCCGCTCTTTTCCAGCGCGTCGAGCAGGCATTTCAGGATGTTCTGAATGTCGCGCCGGTTTCGATTCAGACTGCCGTCCTTTTTCCGATCGGGCGGCCAGGCGTTGATCGCGACCCGCAGCCGGCCGAAGAACATTTCGACGCCGGCCTTCGCGATGATCGCCCTGACCTGTTTCTGATAGCGCTGCCCCTCGCCGGTGGTGAAGATCGCGGGCCGGCCCTTCACAATAAACGGTTTGAAATAGTTGTTGTCGCTCGGTGGCCAGGGCAGGTTGACGACAACGGTATCGGGCGTCGCGGTCACGAGTCACCCCCCGAACATGCCGCCGGCGTCGTCGATCGCCGGCCCGTTCACGAGCAGGACCTCGGGAGCGGCCACCGCGCCGCCCTCATCGCGCCGCCCCGCGTTGCCCAGGCCCTTCGTCACGTCGAGCGGGATTATCGTCCATCCGCGGTAGAGCGCCACCAGGTCCGGGTGATCGTAATACGACACGACAATCCGCGTTTGCGTGAACTGGGACAGGAGCGACGCAAGCCGCGCGTGATCGCCGGCGGCGAAGTCGTGCGTGTACTTGAATGATTTTTTGAGATAGGGCGGGTCGACGTACACGACCGAGCCGAGCTTGTCCTCGATTCGCGCCACCATGCCGAACCCGTCGAGGTTCAGGATAATCACCGGTCGCAGGCGCTCGTGCCATTCGGGCATCGAGTCGACGGCGCCGACCATGCGCGTGCCGGGCGAGCCGCCGTTCGACGTGTACCGCACGCAAAAACCCTGACCCGACTTTGTGCCGGCGGATCCGTTGCGGCCGGCCCAGCAGTAGACGAAATAGTGATACGCCCGGTCGAGCGTTGGCGCGAAAGCCTCTTTCAGACAATATTCCGCCGACGCGTTCCACAGCTCCGCGACGAACAGCGTCCGCCGCAGCCGATCGTACAACTCGACCCATTGGTCCGATTGAACCCAGCGGGCGAAGTTAATCAAATCGCCGTGCAGATCGTTGACGGTTTCCATCGTCGCCGGCGGCTTGGCGAGCAGCACCGCGGCCGAGCCGCAGAACGGTTCCCAATAGGCCGAGTGGGGCCCGAGCTGCTGCACGATCCGATCGGCCTGGGTGCGCTTGGCGCCGGCCCAGGGCATGAGCGCGTTGATTTGCATTTCACGTTCCTTCCGTGTCGGTCGGCGTCGGCGTCATTTGCGTGATGAGCGATTGGAAGATCCCGAGCGCGGCGAAGTGGCCGAGCGCTTCCGCCACCGGGTCCGCGCTGTCGGCCAGCCGGGCGACCCGTCCGCAAAGCACGCTGAGCCTGCGCGGCTGGTGGTGTAGCGCGGCGATCAGCTCGACGCATAGGGCGTGCTGCTGGTCGAGGTCGCCGACCAGGCCGCCGAGGGCGTGGTCAATCTGTTGTCGCAGTGTCATCGGGTTTTCCTCTTGTTAAGGGGTGGCATTTCCTCACGACCCGTGAAAGCAGGTAGCCGCCGACGATCCCGTCCAGACCGATCAACGCGGTGCCGTGGGCAAGAACCCAAGGCTCGTACTTCACAAAAAAGTTGCGTTCCGTGCCGTCGTCCATCCGAACAACCACGCGATCGCCGCGCTGAAGCGCGGCGCGTTCCTGGTCGGTCATGATCGGGTTTTCCTCTTGTTGAGGGTTTCGAGGACCTGGTCGCGCTCGGCCTCGATCGCGCGATCGTGCTCGGCCTGGGCCTGGCGCTTGGCGGCGATCTTCGCGGTCCGCTCTTGCATCGACTCCGGCGGCGGCGTCCCCGCGGGCCGGCCCTTCATGAGCCGGGCGAAGAACGTCGAGGGCCACTCGGTGCGGGTGCGGGTGCGGTCGGTGATCGCGAGCCGGATCGCGTCGTCGGTCCAGCCGTGGCGCATCAGCTCGGCGAACCCGTCGCGGAGCTCGGTGCTCTCCCCCCGTTTGTGCGGCCCGCGGTAGACCACGAGCCAGGCGTCGAGGAGTTCGTCGATCGGGTCGGGTTTGCCGTTCTGTGAACCATAAGAAGAACCCGCCCCCCGCTTGCGGGGGGATGGGGGGTTCTTTCCATTCTTTCCATTCTTCTCTCTTATAGCTGTGCGCTTCGTGTGCGCCTGGCGCGCGCCTGGCGCGCGCGTTTTCGCGTTTTCTGCTGTGCGCTCTTCCGGGTCGTCGGCGTCCAAACCCTGATAAACGCCCCATTTCAGCACGGTTACGATGGTCGTTTTCCTGTGCACTTTTGTGGAAATCATCTGTGCGCTTTTCAGACATTTTAGTCCGCGATAGAACTTGAATTGACTGACGTTCAGTGCCTCGCCGCCCAGCTCGCGAGTCGTCTCGAACGACCCCGCGCGCAACGTCCCTTTCCCTAGCAGTGGCCGGTCCGCGTGGTGCGCCCGTAGCAAACACCATATCCAAAGTCTCGTCAAAAAGTCGTCGGCGAAAATGGCGCTGCCGAGCAACTTCCGATGGAGCTTCACCCACCCGGTCACGGAAATTCTCCTTCCGTTTTGGACCTTGTCAGCGGCCGGCGATCGAGTGCGGGGCGTACTAGCGGCCGTCGCACTAGCCGTCGTCGTCCTTACCGATTCAGTACCCAGGACGGCGTGGGGCCCGCCCTGCCTCATTCAATCCTTGATTCGCGGGTCATTTCAACTCGGCCCGGGCCCGGTCGAGGGCGTCGTTCAGTCGGGCCATCCGCTCGTCGCTCCCGCCGCGGTCCGGGTGCGCCGCCATAGCCAGCAGGCGATAGGCGGCCTCGACCTGGCCGAACGTCACCGGCTCGCCGTTCAGGTGGAACACGCTACGCCACGGCTCGGGCGGGACGTGGGCCGGCAGCGCGGTAAAACCGCGGAACGCGGCGTCGACCATGTCGCCGGTCCCCCAGCGGGCGATGCCCCTGAGCGCGTCGATCGTGTGCCGCACGGCTTGCAGGTTGTCGTCGATCTTGTCCCAACGGTCGCACGCGAACGCGACCGTCCGGCCCTTGTATTCGAAGTAGACCGCGACGCCGGGATCCCGCGGGGCCCGCTGGCCGGCCATCGGCAGCCCGTCGCGACGCAATTCGATGTTAGTCGACAGAATGACCTTTTTCGCTCCCATCAGGTCGAGCTGGTGAAGCAGTTCGTCGCGGACGCGCGTGAACGACGTCACCTTAAAGCGGCTGCGCTCGCGGGTGCGGGCGCGCGGCCGGCCCGTGGGCCAGTACAGCGGAAACGCGGTCGCGGGTTCGTCGCTCATGACGCCCCCACGCGAACGGACCCGACGGCCTCGACCGCGGCGGCCTGCGCGTCGCGCAGGACCTGGCCGCGGGCGGCGGCCTCGCGGGCGCTGCCCTCTCGCCCTCGCAAGTAATCCGCGTAGGCGTTCAGGACGCGGGTTTTGAGGTATGCCGGCACGAGCCGCCAGTGCGGTCGGCACATCAGCATTGACGTCGGAATGACAGCGTCGCAGTCCTGCGCGCGGCATCGGTGTTCGTTCGCTTTCATGACGCCCGCCCTCCGTTCGTCGGCACGAATTCGACCGCGACCCAGACCGCCGCCGGCGAGCGGGTGCGGGTCGTGCGGGTGCGCCCGTTGGACCGCACCAGTTGGCCGTACTTCGCGGATCGCAGCTCGGTCACCCGCGGCGAAATTTGATTCGGAGTTTTGCCCAGTTTCACCGCGATCTCGTCGACGGTCATGCCGTGCGTTCCGGCCCGGCGAATCTCGGTGTAGACCTCGGTCCGACTGGCTGCCTTGTGCGGCTCGGCGATCGCGTTGGCCGCGACCGACCCGGGTGCGCCGCGGTGCCGGTTCGCGCAGACGTCGCCGAGCCGCGGGGCCGGATCCGCGGCGTCGAACAGGCTGGGCGTGTCGTGCTGGCGTGGCATGGATCATCCCCCCCCAGGGTTCGCGCTGTCGGCCAGTTCGTCAATCAAGCGGTTTGCGTCGTCGGCCGACAGGCCCGAGATTCCGAAGTCGACCGGGTTTTGCTCCTCCGACCCGCGCAGGCCCAGGCGGACCATCGCGTCGGCGACCTGGCCCTCGACGAGCCCGCGGTCCTTAATCATCGCCCGTAAGGTTTTGATCGCGTGGGCCTTGTTGGCGCCGCGTTTGGGCGGCGCGGGCGGCGTCGAATCCACCGGGCCCGGTGATGGCGGCGGGGCGTTTGGATCCGGTGATGGCGGCGGGGCGTCGGGAACGGGGGCGGGTGTTGGCGCCGGCGTGGGCTCGGCTGGGGGCTGGGCGGGCGATCCGTTGGCGCTCGTCGCCGGGCTGGCCGTCGAGCTGAGCTTGCCGGCGAGCGCGTCCGACTTGCTGCGGGCTGCGGCCTGCTCCGCCCACGTCGTCGACCCCTCGCGGATCGCGGCGTACACGGTCCGTAGCTCGGTCATTTCCGCCGGCGTGGCCTGCGCGAGCTTGTGACCGAGGAACGCTTCGAGGTTTTCCGCCGTCACGCCCATGCCGGCGAACGCCTTCAGCGTGGCCTTGCGCCAGGCTTCCGGATCCTGCGCGGCCTTGTTCTGCAGCGTCGTGCGGGCCGCGTTGATTCCGTCCTGGATCATATCTTCGGGGAACTGCGCCTTCAGGCAGTTGCGCTCGGCCCGCGACCCGAGGTTGTTGGTCAGCTCGCGCAGGTCGCGTTCGTCCGGCTTGACCCAGGCGGTCCCCCCGCCCTCGCGTTTGCGCTGGACCAACTTTTGGAACGTCACGTCCTGCTCGGTTTTGTGGTTGGTTTCGAGGTCCCAGGCGAACGCCCGCACGGTGCGCGAGTCGTCGTCGTCGAGGACAATGTGGGTGCCGTGTCGGATGTTGCCCCACAGCCGGGCAAATTCTCGCATAAAGTAGATCGTCGGCCCGGCGACGACCGCGCCGCCGCGTTTGTAGGAATACTCAACTTCCCCCGCGAACGACGGCCGCTCGCAGGCTTTTATGATCCGCGCGTACGCGGCATCTTCGTTGCGGGGGAAGCGGCGGGCCATGATGAAACTGGCTTGGATCTCGTGCTGGGCGGCGGCCTGCGCCGCCGACGGCATCAGTTCGCCCGACATTTCCGAACGCTCGACCAGGTCGGTCACTTCGGTCGCGGTGCTCATGCGGTTCCTTTCACGTTCAAACGGATGTATTCAAACGGTTCGACGGTGTACCCTTTGTTGCGGATCGTCTTGCGGGTCATGACGGCGCCGCCCGGCAAATTGGCCTTGCCCGCCATCCCCATCGCGAAAAGGAGCTTCGCCTTGACACTTTCGCGGCGTTCTTTGAGTTCCTTCTCTTCACGGCCCAGGGCGACGTACAGCTCGGCCAGGTCGCGGACGTCGTGACCGAGCCAGACGTCGAGGGCCTCGGCGACGCCGTACATCTTGCCGACCAGCTCGGGCGTGCGCGGGTGTTTCCAGTCGGGCTCGGGCGGTTGGTTGCTCTCGACCCGCTTCCAGAAATCCGACGCCATGCCGAACATGATCTCGATCAGATGGTGGTTGCGCTCGACGTGATAGATCCGGAAGTCGCTGCCGCCGATCAGGACCGCGACGTCGACCTGGTGGATCCCGGTCGTCGCCATTTGATGTTGCGTCTGAGCGATGTAATACTCGGGCAGGTCGTCGGTGCCGGCCTCGCCCCAACCCTCCGCGGTGCGGGCGGATTTCAACTCGACGATCTTCCGCCCGCCGCGCGTGACGCGGTCGAGCGACGCCAGCAGGAACGGCCATTCGCGCGACCGCACCAACATCGGCGGCACGTCGAGCGGCTCGCCGGCGACGTCGGCGTAAGCCTGGGCGATCGTCGTTTCCAGCCGCGTCCCCCAGTCCATCGCCTTGCTGACGAACTTCTGAGGCAACAACCCTTTTTTGTCGAGGTACACGTCGAGGGCCGTCGCCCACGGACTGACGCCGGCGATCGCGGCCGCGTCCGTGCTGGTCACGCCCTTACGGCGCTCCGCGAGCCAGGTGTCGCGATCCGTGCCGGCGGGAAGAACGATGTCGCAATCCATGTTAATTCTCGTGAGCCACGCGACAGCCAAAGCAACCGGGACAGGCGCGGTCGTATTGCGCGCACTCCGCCAAAACGCGTTGCAGGTTGACACTGCGAAGGCCGAGCGAATGACAAAGGAATGCGATAATGTTCGCGCGTTCGACCCAGCAGGCCGCGCCGGGAGTCGGTGAGTTCTGGCAGCCCTCGCGCTCGTGGTCCGCGATGTAACTCAGGATCGCGTCGCGCAGTCCTTCGGGTGTGACCATCGTTTCGGTCCTTTTAACGTGGTTTTCTGCAATCGTTGTGAGGTCCGAAGAATTCATCGCACTTGCCGCACCGTTCACAATGACCGCCCGGCATGTCCCATTTGTGAAACCCCATCCAACAGCGCGACCACCGATGATGCCCGGAGATCAGCAGTTTCAAGAATCGAAAGAATCTCACTCCTTCACCCCTTCGCCGTTGAACACTTCCGCCCGCAGCTCGCCGTCGGCGGCCTCCGCCGTGTACGCGATCACGCCGGCGTCGCGGAGCTGCTGGGCGATCGCCGCGCGGGCCGTCGGGTCGAGCCCCTCGAAAGCGTGCTGCGGGATCGTCAGCTCGCCGCCCCGGCCGACGGCCTGGGTCGCGATCGCCAGCGCCAGTTGCCAGCGCTCGCCGTCCGACAGCTCCCCGAAACAGGTCCGCCCGCGGCGGGTGTCGAGCGTCAGGCGCAGGCGGTTTTCCACCGGCTCGATCTTGAGCGGCACCCCCGCCTTCGCGACGACGCCGGAGAGCACGTCGTCCACCCCACGAGCGGCCGCCCGCAGCCGGTCGGCGCGGGCCTGGTGCGCCTCGGCGTCGACCGTGGCCGCTTTCGCCTCGGCGATCGCTCCGCGGGCCCGGCGCACGAGCGCGGCGTATTCGAGCCGGTCGCGGCATTCGGCGACCGCCGCCGTGGCCCGGATCAGGTCGCCGGCCCGCAAGGGCGGGAGATTCGCCGCGGCGTCGATCTGCTCGCGGCAAAACGCGACCGCCTTCGCGTAACTGTCGGCGGCTTTCGCGGCCTGTTCCTTGGCGTTGCGGGTGCCGACGACATTTTGGAAATCGTTCTGAGCCATGCGCAATCGTTCCTTGGCGTCGTCGATCGCGGCCGCGGCCTCGCGGTAGCGTTCATTTGCCGCGACCAGGTCGAGCTGGGCCGCCTCCGGCGTGGGTCCAGTGTATTCCGACTCCATCTTGACCAGGGTCGCCCGGGAGTGCTCAGCCTGGGCCGTCTGCCGCTTGACGTGGGCCTGTTCCGCCTCGATCTTCGCCTTATCGCGGACCGCCGTTTCCAGCTCCGCCTGCAACGTGCGCGAGTCGCTCTCCTGCTCGACGTCGATCCCTTCGGCCGACTTGCGTGCGGCGTCGGCGCGGGCGAACGCGTTGCCCGCCTCGTCGGCCGACTTCCGGGCTGCGGCCTCGACGTCGCGCTTGACCGCCGCGGCCATCGGGATCAGGTCGGTGTGAGTCAGAGCCGACGGCCCGACGATCGCGTCGAACGCGGCCGGCCCGCCCAGCAGCTCGTGAAACAGCGCCGGGTCCGCCCGCGCCCCGACCAGCGCGGCCAGCGCCTTGATCCGATGCGCGTCGGCTTTCTCCGGATCGACGACGCCCGGGTCGACCAGATCCGCGACCGAGAACCGCCCTTCGAGGGAATGGACCTCGGCCTCGCCGGTGCGCCGGGTCGATCGACCGATCGTGAGGCGAACGCCGAACCCTTCAAACTCCCCGCGGAGTGCGCCGTCGCGCACCGGCGGCCGGCCCTTGCCGGTGATCGCCGCGTCGATCGTGTCGAGCACGGTGCTTTTCCCCGAGCCGTTGCGGCCGCGGAAAACGACGATCCCGCCGTCGGCTAGTACCGGAATCGTGATACGTTCCACCGGCCCGACGTTGCGGGCCTCCGCGGTCGCTTGCATGGGGAATCTCCGTGATTTCGGGGCGGCCGGTGCCTCCCGTGAGAGGGCGGCCGCCCCTACCCGCGGGGTGCGGTTAGGCTGCGATGTTTGGCAGCCCCTTCTTTGTGTTGATGTTGAGAGAGCGAATCTTTTCGCCGGCCCGGAAGGCGTTCCACGCCTTGATGCACTTGTGGTAGCATTCGGCCGGCTTCAACGGGTCGACCTTCTTTTCGGGGTCGATGGCTTCCTGGAAGTCGCGGGCCAGCACCATCCGCGGATCGGAGTCGTCGGGCAGGTCGCACTTGGCGACGTGCGGCCAGAAGTCTTGCGATCCGGATTCACTGGTGATGAATGTGGCGTACATCGCTGCGACGATGGCCGCTTTTTCCAGCTCCCGGGTTTTGCCGTGAACCAGGATTTTCTCCAGCCACCGCATGAAACCGTGATAGGTCGGCACCAGCAGCTTCTCGTACAGGTCGTCGCCGGACGGAACCGGCAGACCCTCGATCGCCCGCTCGTACCACCCCACGCCCTCGATCCCCAGCTTCGCTTTCCGCTTGCTCACCCCGGTCAGCTCCTTGACCAGCCCGTGGTAGGCGCCGGCGACGTCGTGTTTCGAGCGCGCGGAAAATCGCGCGTCGAACTGTCGGAACAGTACGCCCATCGCTGCGGAGTTGTCGGCCTCGAACGTGTCGAGATGGATTGCGACGTGCTCGGGCAGAAACTCAGACTTTTCCACCATCGACGTGCTGGAGTGCTGGCCGTTCATTCTGTACTTCACCGCGTCGTAAACGACGGTAGACCACTGGCACGGCAGCCAAAGCCCAGAGACGATTCGGTCCGACAGCTCTTTCACCCGCCGCGGTTCGAGGTCTCTCTCCGTTGGAGACTTCGGCAGCGATTGATGCGCCTGCGCGGCCTCGATCGCGGCCGCTCGCCCCAAGAACAGCGTTTCCGACTTCACGAGCCGGAACCGTTCGGTCCTGGCCTCGGGCGCCGCCGGCGCTCCCGCGGGTGCCACCTTGGTGCCGTTCTTCGTTGCATTCGCCATCTCAACACCCTCTAGAATCGGCCCCTGTCCGCCGCCCGTGGCGTGGAGTGAAGGGCCGGACTCGAAACAACCCGACCACAGCGGTCAGGTTTTCACCTTGGAAAGACGTGCCTCAAACAGGCGTTCCAGTCTTTCCGCAATCTGCAATAGGGCGCTCGGGGCTTGCTCCCATCGGCTGGAATTGCCCCAGTGCCGTAGTTGTTCGATGAACGGTTGCACCTGCTCGTAAATCTCAAGCGTGGCCTCTTCGATCGGGGTCGCGCTGCCGCCGCCCTTGCGTTTGACCATCCGGTATTGGTGCATTCGACCGATCGGTTTTGCTTCGATCTTTTTCCCGGCCGGCGGTGTGCGCCTAATAGCTCGAACCGATCCGGTGACTTGGTTCTCTGTTACTCCGATCAGCGATTCCTCAACGGTCGCAGTGATTTGTTTAATTGTGTACCACTTGCCGTCTTGAAGGCATTCCACGACGGCCGCGCTGATACCGGGCTTGTCGATCATCGCTTCGATGCCGTGCGGGATGCCGTGTTCCAGGACATGCGCGACCTGGGCGAAGCGGTCGGCTTCCTTCCCACTCGTGCGGTTCCAGTGTTCGCGGAAGCGGCGTTCGGTGAGGTTGGCGTGAGTATCACCACTGGTGATAAAATCCAAAAACCGCCCGAAACAGAGCATCTGGGACACTCGCGACTGCCGCCGTCCGAGTTTCGCCGCGATCTTCTCTTGCGTCCACCCGCACTCGCCGAACAGCCGGGCCATCTCCTGGTCGCGGTAGACGTCGGCGGACTCGCGCAGGCCGGCGTACTGTTCCTCGATGTGCTTCATGCGCACGTCGAATTGTTGTTCGCTCATCATGGGATTTGTTTCCCGTTCATCGTTTCAACGTGGCGAGCCACGCCTCGACCTGGCTCGACGCGGTGGCGAAATCCAAACAATCGCCGGTATCGAACAGCAGGTCGCCGTCGAGGTCCTCGACCACGATCCGGCGCCCGTTGTGCCGTGCGGTGCGGTACATTCGGCCGACGTAGTCCCGGCCCTCGGGCAGCCGCACGTCGAACCGGTCGAGCAATTCGCCGCGGGGCATCGCGCATCCCTTTACGATTGTGGGGCCAGGTCGGTCGGCGTCGGGGCGATCCGCAGCGGGTCGAACGGCCGCAGCTCCTGTCGATAGATCGGGATTTCTTTCCGCGCTTCGATCCCGACCCGCACCTTGTCGCGACAAATGTCGACGATGGTCACGCACACCTGGTCGGGCCCTTCGGCACCGACGTAAATCTTCTCACCGATTTTCCTGCTTAAAACCAACAT